TGGGGTCAGGTGCTCCCGCAGCCATTCCACCGTCACAGGCTCGCTCCCCCGGTCTCCCGCCGTGGCCGTGATGGCCGCCAGCTCCATACTGACCTCCATAGGCCGCTCGTTTTCTTCCAGCCGCCGGTTCATTTCGCTCAGGCTCCCGAAGGCCTCCTCCACATCGAACCACGCCTGTAAGTCAAAGGCAAAGCGCAGCTCGCGCCCCGCCGCTTTCATTTTCAGCTCGGCCATTTTTAAGCCCCCGCCACGTTGGCCTTGGTGTCCAGCCACGCGATCGCCTTGGATTCCTCCGTAAAGTCGGCGTAGTCCCGGAACTTGCTTTTTCCGCTGGAATCGTTGACCACGGCCATGATGTTGCCATTGAGGGTAGGAGTCTGCCACGTGATGCTCCCCGCCTTGGTGTTGGCCGTCTCGTTGGCCATGGAAAGCTGGGTCTTGTGATACCAGTACGCCCGATAGCTCTCAACGCCGTTGAGCCGCCGCACCCGGTAGTAGCCAAGACCCACATAGGGCGCAGCCTCGCCGGTCTCGTGGAAGACCGTCGGATTTTGGCTTTCGCCCGCAGTCTTCTTGACCCCCAGAATTTTTTCCGCCGCGTCGTCGCTGATATCGTCAATGTTGAGGTCAATGGTTCCGCCCGTGATGCTGTTGTCGCTCTCCTTGAGCGCGTCGTTAGCATACAGGCCCTCGGTGTTGCGGTTGATGGTCACCGTCGCACTGATCGCCGCGCCGATCTCCACCCCCGCGTCGTAGGTCACAGCCTGACCGGCTACTTCCGTTTTGATCGGGGCGGCTACAACGTGCTTCATACCCACAAATGCCATTTAGAGTCCACTCCTTTCAATCTGTTTGTTCATGATAAATTCCATGGCTTCTATCGCCTTTGGTGTTCCTTGGTCTTCGATCTCGTTCACAAAGTGATCTCCGACCCATGGCCCTTTTGTAGCCGCATTGCTTTTCCAGCCGTAATGCAGCAGAAAGGCTTTTTCCGCGTTTCTCGTTCCGTCCTTGCCCTTCCCTTGAGGGTAAACTTGGATTTCAAGATCCCCGTCTTTGTTTTTCTTGATTTTTGTTGCTTTTACGCCTTTAAGCATGGCTCCCGTGTCCACATGGCCTCTGGCGATAATGACCTGATTCCACGTCCCGATCATGATTACGGCTCCCGCTCTTAGCATATCTTCCGCCATTGGGCCTGTCTCTTGGCCTAATAGCTTTAGACCTTTGGCAAGGCCGTCTACCCCCTGCACATGGAAATTAGCCATCTCACCACACCTCACAGTCGAACAGGTGCCGGATGACCAGATCCTCGCCGTCGCCCTCGCTGTCCATCAGGTACTCCACGGCCACGTTGTCCCGGTGCTGTAGCAGGTCATAGAGCGCCGCCGCGATCTCGTCGTACTCGCTCCACCTGTACTTTCCATCCGCCTTGATTGATACCATCCGCCGAAGCGTCGATGCGCTCATACTCGGCCCACGTGGTATAGTTCCCTCGCTTGGCGCTGACGTGGTGCTTAACGTCCGGGTCTACCGTCGCCAGCAGCCGCCCAAACTCCGGCAGTGTCATGCTTCCACCGCCTTTAACGTCAGGTCGGTAATGGGCTGGCCGTTATCGTCGTCGTGGCCGTGATAGGCCCGCGTCACGTCGTAGCGCACGCCGGTTTTCGGCAGTGCGCCCACGTCTGCCAGCACTACCACCGTGTGGTTGTCGATCTGGCGGTTTTGGTAGATTCGGATCCTTGAGCTGGCTTCTGTGTCCTCTCGTTTGCCGTTGGGGTTTACGGGCACGGTCTCAAAGTCCAGCTCGCCATACCAGCTCTTTGCCAGTACGGTGTAGTCATATTTCGGCATTCCGCCGCCCTCTGATACGTCCTCCCGCTGAAACACAGTGCAGATACCACTATCAAGGAGCATTCTCATGCACCGCCCTTTCCGCCAGCCAACGTTCCCGCCGGTATTGGGCAAGCCACGGAGGCATGGCCCCCGCGCTGTCCCTGTTTTGGTATCGCCACACGGCCAGATTCGTCAGGAGGAACGCGTCGTCGGCGCTTCCCTCCCGGATGGTGATTCCCGTCCGCTTGAGTTCTTCCTCCGCCGCGTCGATCAGCACCAGCAGGTAGTCGTCCATACTGGTATCGCTCTGTAAGCGGTTTAGACGGGATTTGACCAGCGACAGCACCGTCGTTTTGTCCATGTGCGCCCTCCTTTCTGGGAATAGGGGAGCGGGCGCGAATAACGCCCGCTCCCGTCTCTTAGCTCTTGGTGACCGTCACCTTGTAGGTGCGAACGGTCGTACCGTAAGTCACCTTGATCGTCAGCACGTTAGCGCCGGTCGCCCACGTGGCAGAGCCTCCGTTGGTCACCGCCGTAGCGCCGTTTTTGATCTCGATCTTCGCGCCAGCCTTGGCCGCCGTGGCGGTCACTTTGGCGGACGCTCCTGTTGTGGTGCTGGTGTATTCCAGCGTCTCCGGGCTAAATTTGGGAGACAGGCTCAGCGACCCTACTTCCAGCTTTTGCAGGGCCGCGCTTAAGGGTTTGCGGTATCGCTGGCAAAGGTCACGTCGTCAGCGTCCGGCGCAGTACCGGCAATGCCGATGCCGACGAAACCCTCCGCAATCACGGGCTTGCCGTCGTAGCGGGCCGTGCCGCGGAATACGGTCTGATCCTCAACGAAACGGTAGTGCTCACTGGTGGCCAGCTGTACGCCCGCACGCTCAGCCAGCACGTACAGCTCGCCGTAGCCGCCGATGATCTGGTTGTCCGGGATGAAGTTGAGGGTCTCGATCGCGCCGCCGATGACCGGCATCACGTCCTGCATACCCGTTACCAGCGCACCGGCGCTGTTGAGACTCATGGCCTCCACGGTCAGCTTGAGCTTGGTCGCCTCGTTCATGGCCCAGAACTTCGCGCCGCTGGCGTAATCGTTTCTGGTCGCGCCGCTGATCGTCGCGATCTCCTTAAACAGCTCCACGCCGGTCTTGTTGGTGATGGCTTTGAGGTTGCTAGTGTGCAGATCGGCCCAAGCACGCTCGTTGGTGGAGTAGCCGCTCGGCTCGCTGCTCTGGGCCAGACGGGTCACGATACCCAGCGGCATCTTGGTGCCCGTGCCGTACAGGATGGCCTTATCCAGCGCAAGGCCGATAGCCCGGCCAATGGCGGTCAGTACCTCGGTCGCTAGCGCGATATCGCTGTCCTCAAGCAGGGCATTGCATACGGGGATGAAGCCGCCCACCTTGTAGCCGTCCATCTCCACATTGGTGAAGCTCAGAGCAAGCTCGTTGAGCTTGGCGCACATCTCCGTCCATACGGCCTCCGGGATAGCGCCCGCCACCAGCATCCGGCTAGTGCCGGGAACCTGACGCACAGTCACGTGTTTCAGCAGCTTGCTGTTCTCGGCGGTCTGCTGGCGGATAATGCCCAGCATCACGTCG